TGGCCACGCGGGTTGCGAACCGACGTAGCTCATGCCACAATGCCGTAATTTTACCGTGTCACCAACACGGGTTTTATGATTATGTAGTTTTTATAGTAAGCCCTTCGGCCACGGGAGTGCGCCCCCGACCAGTGGGACTGCAGCGCGTGACCGCGACAGTCCTCATGTTGGCGCCTCCACAATTATATAATTTTTATAGTAAGCCCTTCGGCCACTGGAGTCCGCCCCCGACCAGTGGGACTGCGGCGCGTGACCGCGACAGTCCTCTTGTTGGCGTCTCCATATTTAAGAGATTAAAGCTCGAACTTGTAACCGCATAGCGAGGAACCTGCTCCTAACGCAGCGGTTGATTTCACGAATGGGACGAGGTATCTAGTAGTGGGGTACGCGGCCATTAGCTGATTGAGGTACAAACTCACCGTGGACCAAATGCCACTGCCTGCCGTCAGCATATCCGCTGAAGTGTCCTTGATCCCGACAAACTGTTTGACGAGGCCTGACCCTACGGAGGCAATTTCAGCCAAAGACGTGCCGTTGCTATCAAATGCCTGCACCCCTATGTTAAACCCATTTGTACCAATCGTGGCAGACGGTGTCGCTCCCGTTATGATATTTTGCCAGTTGATGTCCAACTTGCCGCTACCTCCTGCGCCCGCAAGGTCGATTGCCTTCTGGTTTCCACCCGAGAAGGTCGCCCCTCCAAGTGGGACAGCCAACGTAGGCACCCCTGGAGTGCCACCTACTACAACCTTGAGCGCGCCCGGGATTGATACCCCGGGAAATAGGTTGAACCCTCCATACGCTGTACCGACAGCTACAGTGGCGTTTGCGGTGGTTGTGGGTGAATACGGCGTCCACGCATCTTGGAGGATCACAGTATCATTGACGGGGGAGATGAGATCTACATCATACTCGACCCACACATCAAAGAGCAGGTTGGCAGTTGGCGTATCCATGGCAAAAATGACGAAGCCACAGTAGGCGGTGCGCGCCTCAATGTAATTATTACGCGTTACCAGGGAAACGTATTTTGCGGGCATGTCTCTGTGGAGTTCTGCGGGCACGGCATCGATGCGGAGCTCTTGCCAGACAGGCGCCTCACTGGCCGTCCTATTCCCCATCAAAGCGACTTTGCTATTGGGGACCGCATCATCATAGTCATAGTCAATAGCACAATAGTAACGACCTGCGGTCGACGTTGCTTGACTTGGGATGATGTGGATGGAAATTCGGTTGAACCGGAAACGTTCAAACGAACCGGCCATGTTACTTAACCACGGAAACATAACGGCGCACCCCGGGTTGAGGTCGTATCCTGGGATCGCCGAGCACAGGGGCACCACACTGAAGCCAGTGCTAGCGCCATTCGTAATACTACCAACAAACTCCTTTCTACGTATTTTGATGGAGTCTGTTGGACGGGACTGGCTAATTCGTGGCACTGTGACTTTAGCAGACACACCGTAGGCTACTGCCGGTGCAATGCGCTGCACTTGTGCAGTTCCAGCTTTATTCTTCTTGTTTTTATTTTGAGAGTTGCTATTATTGTTCTTCTTCATTTGTATGGGGTACCGGAATGAAGCACCGGGACTGTACATCGTTAGGCAACCCAGAAAACGGGATGCGCCGTGCAGTCTCTCGACATTTTGTTTAGTACGGAACTATTGAGCCATAACTGGCACCGTTTTGGGCAATTACGCCTAACGACCCCATCACCACCACGCGGGCCCGAGGACTGGTAGCGATTGCTGATCCAGTCCCGGAACATACATTTCCTTCAAACCGTCATAGTATGCCTCTGCGTACAGTTGCACGTCGGGCGGAACCCCGAAGGCGCGGTAGAAGCTAATACGTGCTGCGTCGACAACCGGCCTCACTCGCTTGTGCATACCTATTGATAGACGGTAGAACCCGGAATCAAGCATACTCCGGGAATGGACGTGCTCACCTGGCCCTGCAATGCGCACCATGCTGTTGTAGTANGATTGTAAGATCGGCATACCACTCGTCAGACTGAGACCACATTCGCCAACTGACAGGAGTTGGTTCTTCAGGCACCTAGTCGCGTTATCGCGCTCCAGAATAGTCGCATCTTTCGACAGACTAACTAGTTCGCGGACCATGACATATCGGCAGCCATCATATACGGGTCGAGTTTGACAAAAGGAACACTGCTCCAAACAATCTACCACCTGTTCAACCTTCATGAGGAATCCGAGCTTGCTGAAATACTCAACGGATCGACGACGCAACTCAATGACATCGCCTCGTTCCCCAACAATGAGACAATCATCACCATTGTTAAAGAGTGATACCGTAGGCTTCCCAGCATTGGCCA